ACAAAAGACACGGCGTGTCGCCTTGACTTTTCGGGTATTGTATGTTATACTTACAGTATCAAAAATTAAATAAGGCAAAATCCTAGTGAGCCCTACTAAGTAGGCAAATAACCTAGGTCAAGGAAAAAGATAACACAAGGTTATCGCATTAAAGAAAGGAATTCAATATGAATTCACTACATACTCCTACTCTACCTTTTACAGCAGGTAGCACTACTACTTGCGCTAATTGCGGTAAGTCTATCCGTTATCAAAACGGCGCACCTCTATCCGCTTTCGCTGCTACTGATGGTAGTGGCTCTATGCGTTGCTCTAAGAAAGGTAACTAACCATGAGTAGGTTACTAACAAGCATAGTGCAATTCGCACTACTAGCAGTAACTATCCCTATGGTAGTTATGATGATTAAGGACATTAAGAATGGAGGTCTCGAATGATAGTTACACTTACAAGTTTCAACGGTAACGTTAAGAAAATTAACTTACCTAACGCTGAAGCAGTAAAAACTTTTCTAGTAGAGTTACCAAAGAATACTCCTATGCATACACGATTAAATTTTAATTGTGATGTCATGGGATTTCAAGGTTTCATTACTGGAACTAAGCTCGATAAGTAGGCTAGGGGGGGGGATCTCCCCTTAGTGTGCTCACTAATTATTTTATATTTATTTTTCTAGTTTATGTATCATACATCTGACAAAAATATTCAGATTTTGTGAAAATAAAAATTTTTTCAGATTTCCAGGGTATACGCTATAATAGATCTATGGCTATATTAGACAATTTAGAGAACTCAGATTTTTTGGGGGATAGCGGAGAATATCTTCCATTCTTCCATAGATATCCATGTTATCCTGATCCTATGTATGATATATCTGAAAACAAGGATATCCAATTTGAACATCAAAATCTAGCGGTAAAGATATTTACAGACACATGCTGCAATAGCTGTAACCATAAATCAGAATCTGATCATAACACAAATAACTAATCTTCTATAACATTCCAAAAAACGGGTATGGTATATCTACATCCACTGGTAACTTCTTTAACACCATGCATATAGTGTTCATCTCCTGGAAAAGCAAGAGCGTTTCCTGCTATTGGCCTTTTCTCTATATCATGTTGGGGAAAGAAAACCTCTCCACCTAAATATTCATCATTTAAATAAATGATAGAACCTATATCGTAATTTGGAAAAAAGTATTTATCATAATGCGGTATTTGAAAATTTCCAACAAGCCATCTGGCAATAAATGGAATAGGGCGCTTAACTTTAACATTATAAAACTCAGAAATTTTTATTGAAAATCTATTTTGAATTTCAGAAACAAGGTGGTATGTTTCAGGGGAATTTTTTAAAAACTTTTCGTGATAGGTCACCCTATTGTTCCAAATATCACCCGTTAGCTTATTATCCCAGATATCCACATTTTCAGCGGTATTGACAATAATGTCTAACTCTTCTTTAGTAGCAATACTATCAACTACTAATATCTTATCTGAAGACGTTCCAAAATAACCAGATTCAATTACCATTTTCCTATTGGACACCGAGCTTTCTCTAAAGTAGTTTTTAATTTCATAAAACATCCACACTTTTTACATGTTTGTATTTTAGGTCTAAACCATTCACATGTTTTACAAATTTCGAGGCGGGATATAGAAATCTCTTCTGGCGTCTTATCTCCATTAATTAAATCCCAAGGCTTAACACTATCTGACATATACAAAGTATATCCTATACGGCTATATAAAGCTATTGACGTATATTCCTATAGTAAGGTTTGGCTTATACTTAAATACCCCCGCAAATCAGGGATATAACCCTTATTAGACATATTGGAAGTTTCTTCCATAGTTGTCTATGGGAAGGTTTGTATAACCTCTATTTCGGCGCAGTTTTAATTTTCGCCAAATTGAAATCTAATTATATTATCTCAAATACTGGTATAATATATTTCATGACTGCACAAGACTGGGCTGCGTTAACATTAACAATACTTACAATTATAACTATAGTTGCAGGTGGAATTCGTTGGCTCGTAAAACATTATTTAAACGAACTTAAACCCAATTCTGGATCCAGCTTAAAAGATTCCGTTGTGCGCCTTGAAGAAAAAACTGACAAGATATTCGATCTATTAATCGAACATTTAAAAGATCATAATAAAAAATAATTTTCTATATATATAATATACTTTATATCTTAAAAACTTATTTACAGTATATTCTTTTCTTTATATATTTTAAGTATACACCATAGATTCCTGGCTTTCAACTTCAAATACCCTGGACTTTATAACGATTTGATAACAATTCAAAAATACTCTGGATTTTATACTTTTTAAATATTATTGTCTAATTATAATTATAACTTTTTGTTATAAAAGTATATATTCTGGATTTTATTAAAAATATAAGATATAATCTAGTTAGACTCTTCCCAAGGTTGCTACCCCCACCCCACTGCGCTTTGGGAATAGTCCTTTTTTATGGTATAATCAATTATTATGTGTGCCCCTACAATAGAAAAACATGGCGCTTCGCCAGCAAACATTAAATGGTCTGTTGTTCGTGGGGATAGCGCAACCCTAAAAGTAGAATTTTTTGAAGATGATGAAACCACACCATATGATACTTCAGACTGGACATATAGATCTACAGCATATGATTCTACTGGAGATATTTTAGATGAATTAATTACCACCAGCGATGATGGGTATGTTGAAATATTAGCCCCAGCCAGTATTACAGAAAATTGGGGTAGCTCTAAATACCGTTCAGTTGTTGCTGAGCTACAATTTGACTTACAGGTAGTAATTGAAGGCGGTAGCGGTCAGAATGCAGACACTGTATGGACTCCAGTAATTGGAACTATATGTGTATTAGGTAATGTAACTCCAGGTCTATAATGCCAATAGTAAAAGTAACAGCGAAAAAGGATAATCTTCCACCAATTATTAAAATTGGTAAAAAAATATTTAAAGTAAAGAAATAATTTTTCCATGGCCCAAAGCATGGACTTCCCAGATGTTTCAAAAAAGAAAAAATATTCAGATACTGTAAAAGAAGTAGTAAATACAGAATATGTTGCTGTCCCAGGAATTCAGGGTGAACGTGGGGATATAGGACCTGTTGGGCCACAGGGAATTCAGGGCCCCAAAGGTGATAAAGGTGATAAAGGCGATATAGGAAAGCAAGGGCCAATTGGACCAAAAGGAGATCCAGGAAAGGGTGGCCAAGGCTACGATAGCCCATCTGGACAATACCCAGGGTGGGCCTATTATAAAAATGCAAATGACAATAAAACAAAAATTGGTCCAGAAAGAGGCGATGATGGCTGGGTATCTGTTTTTTTAGAAATAGACCAAGACCAAAGTATTGAAAAATATATTCCAAACAGTTCTGTATCACTTTTAAACGAAATAGCAAAAAAAATTAATTTTAGAGCACTACAGATAGGTGCAAAGGTTGATATTAGATATGATTTAGAGGTAGAGACTTATGCCAACAATACAGAAATATGGGTTAGAACATTTTCCGTAAATGAAGAAAACTCTGTAACTGGATATTTAGGAAATTTAAAATATCAATATTCTTATGATTTTTCTTTGTGCCAAACCATTTTTTTACAAAATAAAGACGTTAAGGCTTTTGGTGGTATACTACAAGTTAGGTCTGATAATGAGGGCTCTGTTATACTAAAAGGAATATATATATCAGTTTCCTAATGGTATAATATTATAGGAGGAATAATGGCATTTCCAGGAACATATAATTTTAACTACTACCGTGGTGATACTGCGGAGTTTGTAATTCGTCCCAAAACAGCAAACGGATCTGATTATAATTTAACAAACTATAGTGCAACATTTACTATTGCAAATAGGCGTGGATCAACAGGAACTCAGTATGTAGCAGCAGCGACAGTAAATACTACAACAAATATTATTACCTGCACAATAACACCATCCGTTGGAAGAACTTTAGCTGCAGGCACATACGTTTATGATGTTCAAATTACTGATGTTATACCAACCCCAGACGTTATTCTAACTATTTTAACTGGATCTATAACTGTTACCGATGATATTACTGGTGCTGTGTAATGCCAGATGTATTATTAAATAACGATGATGTTACTGTTTTAGGACCACCAGATACCGTAGAGGTTTTGGTTGACATTGGGCCAACAGGAACTCGTGGCAGTCAGGTTTTTGCGGGTATTGGAAATCCAAACGATATTCAAATTGGACAAACCCCAATACTAAATGATTTATACATAAATGCTTCACCAGGAGATGAGTATGCATATATGTATCAGTATGTATCCCGACCTGGAGGAAACACTTGGATTCCATTATTATCTGTTAATCCAACCATTTATTCAGAAAATTTTTTGACTGTTTTTGCTTCTGGGGCAGCAACAATATTAATACCAATTTCAGATATTATTGATACCACTGGAACTCCTTTATCTGCCGATAACTTTAGTATCCAATATAGTATTGCTCATGACAATCCAATAGCATCTTCTATGACTATCCCAGCACTTGCTGGAACTGATTTAGAAATTAATTTAAAGGCAGTAGAACACAGAACCGATATAGATTCTGGTCCATATGGAGACTGGGCACTTTTAAATGATGAGGTTTTAGTTCACGTTTTTATATCGATATTGGCAAGTCAGGAGTCTTAGTATGTATACTTATGATATAATTTCTAAAGAGGTGATTTATGGCAGTTGAAAGTATTGGCAACTTAGTTCCAACAAAAATTCCAGGGTATACAGACGCTGCTGATATTCAAGCAGCACTACGTGCCTACCACTATGGATCATATACATTTGATACCGCTGAGACAGATCCAACAGAATTAATAAACCCATCTATTGCATATACAATTAACAGTCTTCAAGACCAGATAGATAATTTTGATATTTCCGATGCAGTTGCAAAAGCTGATTTTAATGCTAAAGGCGACCTTCTTAGTGCATCTGCAGATAATACCCCCCTTATATTAAATTCTTCATCTGTTGGAAATGGAAAATTTTTAACTACAAATAGCGCTACTGCTACAGGTTTAGAATGGGTAGACGCTGGAGTAACATTAACTAACACCGTAACCCTGACTAACAAAACATTAACAAGTCCAACTATAACAACTCCAGCATTAACTCTTTCAACATCTGCTTCTTCAACAGATGGAAGAATTGCTTGGGATACTGTAAATAAAAAAATTAGAGTAGGAAATTCAACGGCAGGAATAGATTTTGCTTCATCAACATTAACAATTTCAACACCAACCTTTACATCAAATGCATATACTGCAATTGGAACAGATAAAGATAAATGGCTAGAGTTAAACAATAGTTCTACAGCTGGAACATTTTTTATTAATACAGATGCTGCTATTGATTTTCCAATTGGATCACAACTAAACATTATTCAAACCGGAACAGGGCAAATCACAATTGCAGCAACTACTTCAGGAACAACGACTATAAATGGAACCCCAGGTTTAAAGTTAAGAGCACAATGGTCGTCAGCTGTAATAATTAAACGTGCAGCAAATACTTGGGTAGCTGTTGGAGATTTGATTGCATAATGCCAATAATTCCAGGGGTGTCAGCATCGTCTGATGGACGACAACCAAGCGCACCAACAATAGGAACTGCAAGTGCTGATAATGCTAGTGCAAGTGTTCCTTTTACAAATCCTTCATATTTAGGAAAACCATCAACTAATAATATATATGTAGCTTTATCTTCTCCAGGATCAGTTACAGCTTCTTCTGCAACATCTCCAATATCTGTTACAGGATTAACCAATGGAACAGCTTATACATTTACAGTAACAGCAAGAACGAGAAATTCTGATAATAGCGTTATTGCTACTTCTATTCCTTCTTCAGCCTCTAATTCTGTTACTCCAGTTGCCCCACCATTCTTCCCACCATTCTTTGCTCCACCATTCTTCCCACCATCCTTCCCACCAACACCAGGACCAGATCCATTCTTCCCACCAAAGTTTAGCGTTAAGTGTATTTCTAGCAAGTCAAAAATACTTACAACAGCTGGATACGTTAACGCAGAAGATATTAGGGTTGGAGATAGGCTATTAACAGTGGCTGCATCAAATTTAACCAACACCCATACCTTAAAAAATATGACAATATCAGATACTGTTGAGTTTATTGAAGTTGAAGTTACAACAAACAATATAGATCAAAAGCCATTGATTAAGTTTAATGATATTGAAGATATGTTCTCTCCAAACCAGCCAATTTATATCAAAACAAAAGATGGAATTGAGTGGAAGAACACGGGTGAAATTTCTATTGGAGATATGCTAGTAAGAATTGATACAGATTCTGGAAATGTATCATATATGCCTGTAGAAAAAATTGAGAATCTTGATGCTGGAAATGTTCATGAAATTAGAACAACACCTCATCTATGGTTTATTGTTGGAAACTATTTAGTAGTTTCTTAATAAAAAACAATATTTAACATGGGGGTTATTTATGGAATTTGACAACTCAACAACAGACCTTTGCTTTGATGACATATTGCTTGTCCCTAAGTATTCTAATGTAGAAAGCAGATCAGATGTTTCTTTATCTTCAATATTAGGAAATCCAAACAATCCAAGTGCTTGGATATATTTAGGTGTTCCAATTATGACCGCCCCAATGGAATTTATAAATAGCACATCAATGATAGAAGAAATTGTAAATTTTGGAGGAATGGCATTTGTTCAAAGATATCAAGACAACGAACAAAGGTTTATCCAGTTTAATTTATTAAAAGAAGAAGTAAAAAAAACAAATAGGGTGGCATTTGCAATAAGTGTTGAAGAAGCAGAAGACTTTAATTTTATTGATAAAGTATTAAAGAATAGTATACGAACACTTTCTATTGATACAGCCTTTGGCCACACAACATATTCAATAAATGCTGTAAAGAAATTAAGATCTATTGTTCCAGATGATATACATATAATGATTGGCAGCGTTTCTTCTTATGATGCATACTCAGATTTAATGAGTGCTGGTGCAGACTCTGTAAGAGTTGGTATTGGGGGAGGTTCTGCTTGCACCACTAGAGTTGTTACTGGATTTGGAGTTCCAGTCCTAGGATCAATCATGGATATATATAAAAATATAAAAAATGATAAAGTTAACGGCATTGTTGCTGATAGTGGAATTAAACAAACTGGAGATATATTAAAAGCTTTAGCTGCAGGAGCTTCTGTAGCTATGATGGGCTATATGTTTGCAGGACATGAAGAATGTGATGGCAAGAAAGATGGAAAGTTTTTATTTCGTGGTTTAGCTTCTGAAAGTATAAAAGTGGATAATCTTGGCAACCACACAGACGAAGGCGGATTGCGACATATCGAGGGCGTATCTGGGTATTTAGAAAGTAAAGGTAGTGTCCAAAACACCTTAAGGCAAATGTCTGAAAATATTAGAAGTGGATTTTCATATTGTGGATCAAAGGATATTAATTCTTTTAAAAATGATTGTAAATTTATAAAAGCTTCCCCACAATCACTACAAGAGTCTCAAAGTAGAATTTAAAAAGTGAGCAGATTTAATTCTTTTTATTTTTTACATATTCCAAAAACTGGCGGAAGACTTTTTTTTTATAATGTGCTATTTCCATTAAAAAATATTTTACTTGAAGCAAAAATAAAAGAACTAAATAGTTTACAGATGGATGGTCCAATCAACTATTACGATCACTCTCAATGGAAAAAAGAAATTAATTCTTCAACCTATGTATCTTCTATTTTTAGAGATCCTTGTAAGCATATGGTAAGCCTGTATACACATAGCCAAACGGTAAATAGAAATCAAATAGTTTTTAGAAATAACAGTATAGATAAAAATACTTTGTTTGAGTGGTTAGAGCAAAATGAAGACGGTGCAAAAAACTATCAGTCAAAACACTTAGTTCTACCTACCGTAATAAAAGATGAAAATGGGTTTAAGCAATTTTTAAATAATGAGATAATTACAAAAAATAATGTTTTAAATAAAATAAATCAATTGTCATTATTTATAAAACCAGAAGACCTATCAGAAAACAATATTAAAAAGATTCAAAAAAAAATACTGGTTGATTTAAAAATTCCCAATAAAAAAATAACAAACAGGGCCTACAATTTTGAAGAGTATAGCAATATCCAATCTAAAGAAATTTATCAAACCTTAACTAATAAAGAAAAAGAAAAAATAAAAACCATAAGCTCCATAGACTGTGAAGTTTATGAAACGTCTAATTTATTTGATCATATAAAATAGTTTTATATTTTATAATAATTAAGATTTAGGAAATTTACTTAACCATTTTTGAACAGATGAGGTTTGTGCATATTTCCAGGCTTTCCAATCTGTTCCACCCTTAGTCATATAAAATACAATTTCTGCATTTTTGACAGGGCTAAATAGTTCAGCATTAACATCTAAGTCAAATTTATCTCTACGATCAGGACCTAGATTTCCAATCATATTTATTTGGAATACCCCGTAAGAGTTGTCTCCAGTATTCTCATTTCCATTAAATGCAAAAGGTCTGCCGTTTGACTCTGCCTTAGCTACAGCCCAGGCAGTCTTTAAACCTGTTCCAGTAAACCCTACAGCTTTTAGTAGCTCAAGTAGTTCGTGGTCTGTTAAACTGTGTGCGTTTTGGTATTTTTTAAGGGTAACTTGATTTTTAACCTTAGAAACCAAAAATGCCCCTTTGGGGGCGGGATCAACAGATTTAACTGACGTTTTACTCAATAAATTATTGTCAACTGTAACGCTTATAGCATTAGCAGAATTACTTATCGGTGCAATAAATCCGACTAAAGATAGGATTCCAATCCAGGCTTTCTTGTCTCTTCTCATAATAATAACCTCCTAGAGAACAATTGCTACCAGTTGGTAGCATAACATAAGTATAACATGAATTCTAGGTAAAAAGCAAGTTTTGATAACATTTTTATAAAATTAATAAAACAATATTTGACAGGTGGTATAATGTATAAATGGCTTCAGGAGAAACAACTACTTACGATTTACCGTATCCAATATTAACAGATCCTGTTAATGTTCACGAAGATATTCAGTCATTGGCTGAAGCAATTGATGCAATATTGCCAACAATCGGTGGAGTCAAAAATAATACTTTAGAAATTAGAAATGTCAGTGGTGCATCAATTACAAAAGGTGATCCAGTTTATATTTCTGGGTATTCAACTAAGCCAACAATTGCAAAAGCAAATGCATCAACCATATCAACATTTCCCGTAGTAGGACTGGCAGAAACCAACATTGGAAATAATTCTGACGGAGTAATTGTTATTTCTGGAATTTTTAGCAATATAAATACTAACTCATATGCCGCTGGAAATGTGTTATACGTTGCAGCTGGCGGAGGATTAACCGCTACAAAGCCAACATCAAACGCTGCTTCAGTGGGTATTGTTGGAAAATCTGATTCAACAACTGGTATCATTATTGTTGCACCTACAAAATCATTGGCAGCAACTTGGGGAGCACTTAAGGAAGGTTTGTTGTAATGGCAACATTTAGAGGACAAGGCGCATCTACATATGATATTGGAGAAGCACCACCATTTGTAAATTGGACAATCGTAAAAGGAGACACAGCTTCTTTTAGAATTTATTTAACAGATGATAATAAGCTACCTTTAAATATTCCTGATTGGACTATAGAGGCAGAATTTAAAAGACCTACAAATCCTGTTAACCCTCAAATAATTACAGACACAGCAACTTTAATTTTTACACTTACTCCAGCACAAGATGAAAATGACGCAGATGGAGAGTTTAAGGTTAATTTAACTGCAGCACAATCAGCACTTTTAAGAACAAACGATATATTTGATATTGAACTACGTCTTCCACAAGACACATTAGTATGGACAGTTGCTCAAGGGAAGATTACTCTCCTTGAGGATGTTACAAACTAATGGCAACGGTTACTATAAATAGTGCCCCACCAGTTTTTACTAAAGTAATTGACAGAGTATCTTTTTTAAATACCCAAATTACTGAGCCAAAATCGGGGGTAAAGATAAACTCCGTTTTACCATTTAGAATTAGATTTACTGCAATTCAAATACCAAGCGCTATTGGTAATATACCAGCAATTCCATTACAAATTATCGGTTTCTCTAACTATATACTTTAAAATATATGATATAATTCCAGTATGGCTAAAATATCAACAGCAAACGTAAAGGCTCTTTTTCAAACAGGAGACCGCCCAACACAGGAAAACTATGAAGATTTAATTGATAGTGCTTCCGCTAGGTCTACCGATCTTGGATCAGATGGTAATAATGAATCAACAATCAATGGGATTGAAAATTCAACAGTATTTGATAATTTTTCTGCAACTGAGTTTAGATCAATGAAGTATGTGATTTCTCTTAAATATGTAGCTGGTGGTGGAAACAAGTATTTCACTACATCAATGGATATTCTGGTTGACGCAACAGACGTTAGCGTTAGTCAGTATGGAACAATAGATAACGATGGGAATATTGGCACCATCTCTGTTTCACGGGCTGGAGATACAGTTTCACTAACTGTTGTCCCAGTAGGGGGAATTACACCTATAACTCTACGCTATATGCGTATGGGATTAAAGGCCTAACCAAGGAGATATAAGATGGCAACCGTAGTAAAAGATTTTAGAGTAAAAGCGGGACTGATAGTTGAAGGATCAACTGCGACCGTTAACACACACGATATATTAACAGAAGCATTAGTAGATGCAAAAGGTGATTTGCTAGTAGCCTCTGGTGCAGATGCAGTAACTCGTCTTGCAGTTGGAACAAATAACTATATACTTACAGCAGACGATTCAGCAACCAATGGTATCAAGTGGGCAGCCCCACAAGCAGTTGGTGAGTTCGGTTCAAGCATTGTTTTTGAAGGTGCTACAGCAAATGATTACGAAACAACTCTTGAGGTAACAGATCCAACAGGAGATCGCACAATTACACTTCCTAATGCAACAGGAACTGTAGTTCTTAAAGATACAACTGATACATTAACAAATAAATCAGTTTCACTAACTACAAATACAATTACAGGAACTCTTGCAGAGTTTAATACTGCTCTTTCAGATGCTGATTTTGCTACACTTGCTGGAAGCGAAACACTTACAAATAAAACATTAACTACACCAAAGATTAATGAAAACGTAGATCTTTTAGCAACATCAACAGAACTTAATATCCTTGATGGTGCAACTCTTTCTACAACAGAGCTTAATTATGTAGATGGCGTAACATCTGCAATCCAGACACAACTAGATGATAAGTCAACAGCATCAAAGATAGAAACCCTTACAAACAAGACAATTACAAGCCCAATCGTTTCTGGTTTAACCCTTAGCGATTCAAGCATTGTTCTTGAAGGAACTACAGCAAATGATTTTGAAACAACTCTTACAGTAACTGACCCAACAGCTGATCGCACTATCACTTTCAAAGATGAAACTGGCACAGTAGCATTTACTGCAGATGTAGACACAAGACTAGCACTTGCTGGTGGCACTATGACTGGTGCAATTGCAATGGGAACAAACAAGATCACAGGTCTTGGAACACCAACTGATGCAACAGATGCAGCAACAAAGTCTTATGTAGATTCAGCAGCACAAGGTATTGACTGGAAAGCATCAGTTCGTGCAGCAACAACTGCTAACGTAACACTTGCTTCTGATCTAGAAAATGGAGATACTCTTGATGGAGTAACTCTTGCAACTGGAGATCGTGTTCTTGTTAAGAATCAATCAACTGGTTCACAAAACGGTATTTATGTAGTTAAAGTATCTGGTGCCCCAGATCGCTCTACTGATGCAGATACAGGCGCAGAACTTACTTCAAACTTTGCGGTATTCGTAGAAGAAGGAACTGTTAACGCTGATCAAGGTTATGTGTTAACTAACGATGGCGCAATTACAGTTGGAACTACAGCCCTTACATTTACCCAGTTTACTGGTCTTGGACAAGTAGTTGCAGGCGATGGTCTTTCTAAGACAGGAAACACACTAAACGTTACCGCTGGAACTGGTATTACTATTACTGGCGACGCAGTTACAAATAGTGGTGTGGTTTCAATTAGTGGAACAGCAAACCAAATATCAACAACTGCTTTAGATGTAAATGGTGCAACAACACTCTCTTTACCACAAGACATTCACTCAACAGCAACACCAACATTTACTGGTGTAACCGTAGGGTCTGTAACACTAACAGATGCTCTTCTTGGAACTGCTACAGCAACTGCTGGAGTTACAGCAACAACAATTGACACATGGTCAGCAAGCACTTATTCATCTGCAAAGTATATTGTTCAAATGAAAAAGGGAACTGACATTGAAGTAATTGAAGTGTTAGTTACTGTAGATGGATCAAATAACGTTTACTTAACAGAGTATGCAGATGTAATTAGCAATACCCAATTAGGAACAACCGATGCTGTTTACAGCGGTGGAAACGTTCTTCTTCAGGTAACTGGTGCAGCATCAGATACTGTTGTTAAAGTTAACAAAGTTTATATCGAAGCATAATTAGAAAGAGGTAGATTGTGGCAACAGTTAATAAAGACTTTAGAGTAAAGCACGGCATTGCAGTAGCCGATGGCGGAACTTTTGGAGGAACTGTTACAGTTGCCACTCCTACTGAAAATACACATGCAGCAACAAAACTATATGTAGATACAGCTGTTGGATCACCAACAATTGGAACAACACAACCAGAATCTCCAGTAAATGGAAATTTATGGTTTGACACCTTAACAGAACGTGCTCATATTTACTATAATGGTCAATGGGTTGCAATTGCTACCCTTGAAGATGCAGAAATACTACAAGACCATATACACGATACTTCAATTGACGGAAGTGGGCTAGTTGTTAGCACATTTATTAGTGGTGGTGCATACAATGAACCAGGAGTTCTTGTAAGTGCTGGACTATACAACACTTCAGTCTTTGAGGCAACATATGATGGCGGAGTAGCAACTGATAATTTTAATTAATTATCTGATATAATATAACCAGGGGATACAGAAGGAGTTCTAAATGGCAACAAGAATGCAACAGCGAAGAGGAACCGCCTCTCAGTGGACCTCTGCTAACCCAGTATTAAATGCTGGTGAAATGGGCTGGGAATCAGACACAAATAAATTTAAAATTGGTGATGGAACAAATCACTGGGCAAGCCTAGACTATTTTAGTGATATTAACTCTATAGTAAACCCTGCTTTTGGTTCAAGCATCACTTTTGAAGGTGCAACAGCAAACGATTTTGAAACAACCCTTGCTATTACAGATCCTACCGCAGATCGCACAATTACTTTTCCAGATGCAACAGGCACAGTAGCTCTAACATCTGATATTACAGTAACAGCATCATCAACAACTACACTTTCAAACAAGTCAATATCACTTGGCTCAAACACAGTTACATCAACTCTTGCTGAACTAAACACCGCAATTTCTGATGCTGATGTAGTTTCACTTGCTGGAACTGAAACCCTTACAAATAAAACTTTAACTTCACCAGTAATTAATACCCCAACTGGAATTACAAAAACTGATGTTGGTCTTGCAAATGTTGACAATACAACTGATGTTAATAAGCCAGTCTCAACAGCAACTCAAACAGCCCTTGATCTTAAAGCAAACCTTTCAGGAGCAACCTTCACTGGCGCTGTATCTGGAACAAGCCTAACTCTTTCTGGAGATTTAACAGTCAATGGAACAACTACTAATCTTAATTCAACTAACCTAGTTATTGAAGATAAAAATATTGTTCTTGGAGATACAACATCACCTACAGATACAACTGCAGATGGTGGCGGTATCACATTAAAGGGTGCAACTGATAAAACCTTTAACTGGGTAGACGCTACAGACTCATGGACTTCATCAGAGCACATTAACCTTGCTTCAGGTAAAACATTAAAGATTGATGGAACAGATATATTTGGAACAGGAGTTGCCACATTCCTTGGAACTCCATCATCAGCAAACCTTATTTCAGCAATAACTGATGAAACAGGATCTGGATCACTAGTTTTTGGAACTGCTCCAACATTAACAAATGCTGTATTAGCAAATCCAATACTTACAGGACCAGAAGAGCGTTTATCAGTATCTGCAACTGCAGCAACTGGAACAATTGCTTTAGATACAATAACAAGCGGTATCCTATATTACACTTCAAATGCAACCGCTAACTGGACATTAAATATTCGTGGAAATTCAGGAACAACACTTAATGATGCCCTTGCTACAAATGATTCTATTACAGTCGTATTTTTTGTTACAAATGGTGCAACTCCATACTATCAAACAGGATTCCAAATTGATGGTTCTTCTGTAACTCCAAAATGGCAAAATGGAAGTGCTCCATCTGCAGGAAATGCAAACAGCATAGACATTTATTCATATACTATAGTAAAAACAGGCAATGCTGCCTTTACAGCATTTGGATCACAGACAAAGTTTGCATAAGGGGGAATAATAAATGCCTATTATTGGTGGTAGAGGAGCTGGTGTAAGAGGTCTTGGTTTTCAGGGTTCAGGAAAACCTAATCCTCCAACAAGCGTATCTGCAACAAATGTTGGAACATCTCGTGCATTTAATAACGGTTCAGCAATTGTATCGTTTACAGCAGGTGGCGCAAACGGTTCACCGATTACATCATTTACAGTTACCTCATCTCCTGGAAGCTTTACAGCAACTGGAGCATCGTCACCATTAACAGTAACAGGGCTACAATCTAACACTTCTTATACTTTTACAGCAACAGCAACAAACGGAATTGGAACTTCGGATGCCTCTAGTGCGTCTAGTGCTATTACAGCAACTACTGTTCCAGCAACTCCTGCAGCTCCAACAGTAACTACACAGGTCAACCAAGATAACGTATCATGGGTCGCACCAGCAACTGGTGGAAGCACTATAACTGGATATACCTGGGCTTCTTCTGATGGTAAAGGTGCAACAGTTAATGGATCAACAACAACAGTAGCTGTTACTCAAGAAGGTGGAACTTCACAAACTTACACAGTTTATGCTACTAATGCTAATGGAAACTCTGGAACTTCAGCTGCATCAAATAGCATAACAACTACTCCACCATTCTTCCCACCATTCTTCCCACCGTTCTTCCCACCGTTCTTCCCACCGTTCTTCCCACCGTTCTTTGCTCCACCATTCTTCCCACCATCCTTTGCTCCACCATTCTTCCCACCATCGTTTGGTCCATATTTCGGTCCATTCTAAAAAACAATATTTAAAATAATAAAAAATATTTGTGGTATATTGTTTAGTGTAGGTAAAAGGGGTAATGTATGGGGAAAATTCCTGATAAAACTATAGCTTATTTTTTTGATAGACATGATTATGCAAAAAATGATATAAGTAAGTTTATAGAAAAGCTAGACATTAAAAGAGAATGGTTTACTTCTCATTTTTATAAATGTTTGCCTTTGAGCATAGCAAATACTTATGGATTTTCCGTTAAGTCAGAATTTGATTTTACTGCAATATGGGATGGAACAGCAAATCGAAATAGCGTTTTAATAACAACACCCGAAAACAATAAAGATCTATATCCTAAAGTTGAATCAAGATTTGGTTCTGGGATAATAACATTAACCTATCCATTTCAGTTAAGAACCCCAACAGGGGTAAACTTAATGACAATAAACCCACCAAATATCATAATACCAAACATAACAGTAATGAGTGGAGTAATTGAAACAGATAACCTAAGATGGTTATTTACATTTAATTTAAAAATTCAAACCCCAGGAGTTGAGGTAAAATTTTTAAAAAATACGCCTCTGTCTTCTTTTATACCAATTCCCCGATATTATGCAGATTCTTTTAATTTGGTTGATTTTGAAAATATTGCAAGTGAAGATGAATATACAGAAGAGCTTCAAGCATCTTTAGATTTTGCATATAAAAGAAATGAGATAGATGAATATGTGCCAAATAAAACAGGAAGAGATTACTACTTAGGTCGTGATGTTTATGGTAATATTTTTTCAGATCATCAAATGCCAAAAAGAAAAAAATAACATTAGGTCCAATATGCTACAATGGTATTATGATAAAAAAAACATTAAAGAAAAAAAATAAAAAATGAACAATTCTTTAAAAACAATAAAAAATATAATAACTTTTAAATCATATAGATTTTGGCTTAATGAAAAAAGCCCGTCATTGCCTTCTTCAACCCAAAGTGCAATTCCAAAATGGTATAAAGAAGCAGACAGGTTTGCAAAAATGCCAAATGGAGAATACTATAAAGCACCAAAAGAAGTATGTCCGTTTCCAAAAGAAGGAACAACTGATGACTACGGTAAAATTCCAACATGGAAAGCATGTCCAGCTATTTTAGATGCTTTTTCAACAGGATATATATTAAAAACACCATGCGATATTACATTTTTTAAAAATCAACAGGGCTTAATCGATGTTGCTATTTCTGATGAAAAACATCAAGATTTTTGTGGAAAAAGATTTCCAATGCCACAATTTAACCACCCTTATGGATATTATAAAGAACATTTTGCCTGGTATCCAGATTGGGGTTTAGAGCTTCCAGAAGGCTATAGCGCCCTTTTTATGACACCAATGAATAGGTTTGACCTACCATTTTTAAACACTACTGGCATAGTCGATTGCGATAAAGTTCAAATTCTTGGAACATTTCCATTTTTTATCCCAGAAGGATGGGAAGGAACAATCCCTGCTGGAACGCCATACATGCAAATTATTCCATTTAAAAGAGAAGACTGGGAACAAAATATAGAACTACAGCATGAAAAACAAATCTATGATAAAATTGTAGATAACGCAACGTTTTATCGTCAACCAGACGGCGGTATATATAAAAATAAAGTTTGGTCTAAAAGAGAATACAAGTAAAGGGGTAGCAAATGCAAACTTGGACAGAAAAACAAGACCTGGGTAACGGAATCTTTTTATATAAAAATGTTATAAAAAAAGAGTTTGACGTTATTAATAGATTAGAAAATGTTTTAGGAGAAATTGCACCACAGGGAGAGCCATTAAAAGATGGAAAAATTTATCGTTGGAATCCAGCATTCGTAGGGTATAGAGAGTTAATGCCTTTATATAGAGACTGTAGTGATTTTAAATTTAAAAAATCTGATATTGAAAAAGATATAAATGAAGACTCTGTTGCCCTTCAATCATTATGGCAAGATGTTTATGATGCACAATTTCATGCAGTAGAAGACTATAGAGCACATCACAATATTATGCCTTTAAAATATTGGGAAGCGTTTAACTTTATTAAATATGGACCAGGACAACATTTCCAAGAGCATCACGATCATGGTTTTTCATACAACTGCACAGTGTCTTTGGTTGCATACGTAAATGATGACTACGAAGGTGGAGAATTATTTTTTAGGCTACAAAACATAAACGCTAAGCCAGAAGCGGGAGATCTGTTTATCTTTCCTTCTAATTATATGTATCCACATAGGGCTATGCCAGTTCATTCTGGAACAAAATATTCTATTGTTACTATGCTAGATTACAATAAAAAGTTTCACACTAGAGAAATGTATCTTCCAGACGAAGACTGATGCTAAACATATCAGTTGAAAAACAAAACAATTCTCATGTAGACATATCCCCAATGTCTATAAAAAGAGATTGGATGGACGAAACTCCAGAAAAACATGCCTATAGGTGTTTTCCAGTAACCCAAGCAAACATGGTTGGCTGGAATCTGTATTGCGATGAGGATGTTAAGTTTATTTGGAATGGAACAACTGATACTTCTCCGGAAAATGTTAAAATTTTACAAGGGGAAGATTTTACATATTCGGGAAGAGGTCAATCTACCGTAAGTTTTATAACTGGACTGGTATTTAGATCAGAAAAAAACATTAGTTTTTTAGTTATTAATCCAGTCAACTATTTCAATCCTGATTTTGAAACTATGTCTTACTTAGTAAGCACCTCCTGGTATGATAACGACTTTCCATTAGCAATCAGGGTAAAAACTGCTAATAAAGAAATTACAATAAAGGCGGGGGATCCGATTGCAACAATAATTCCAATATCTTTAACTTCTATTGATAATACAACTATAGAGATGTTTGATTATTACGATAAAGACAGCATTCGTTATAACAATAATAAATCTTACGGTGACGCTGCAAGAGGCATAATCGAAAGCGGTAGGTGGACTGATTGGTATAGGGATGCTGTAAACGAAAAAGGAGAAACTCTTGGCTCTCACGAAACCAAGGCTTTACGTCTTTTTGTAAATAAAAATACAAAAAAGAAAGTGGTATAATTTTATTATGATAGAAATAAGCAATTTAAACCCAAGAAAAGAAATGTCAATAACACCATCTGGGTTTTTTGGCAATGACAAAAGCATGATTGTTGAGCTAGAAAACTTTATGACAAAAGATGAAATTGATTTTTTAGAACATGCTGCTAAGTCTATTACAATTTGGGATATTTCAGAAACCCATGTAAATGAAAATGGAACTATTACATACGACTCAGACTATTGGAAAGATAGAGTTGCCAATAGATCATCTTTAGATAAAAATGATCCAAAGATTGGTCCAGTTATTGAAGGACTATTTAAAAGACTGCAACCAATCATTGAGGACTTTTTTAGTGTTAAGGTAGTCCCTACAGGACAAAGCATTGTTAAATGGCTTCCTGGGCAATTTCAAAATCCTCATGCAGATAAAGAACTCCATGAAGGTCCAGATGCTGGACTGCCAAACGATTTTCCACACTATGACTTATCTAGTCTATTTTATTTAAATGATGACTATGAAGGTGGAGAGCTTTACTTTCCGCTTCAAGATGTTAAGTTTAAACCCAAAAGAGGTGCAGCCTATTTTTTCCCAGGAGATAAAAACTTTATACACGGAGTAACAGAAATAAAAAGTGGTTTAAGATTTACTTGTCCATTTTTTTGGGAAATTTTAAAACACACTGGCGAAAGGCAGCCATGACTGATGCTCAAGATACAATAGAGTATGAGGTTTTATTTGACAAAGTTCATATTTATAAAAACCTAATAAAAGATCCTTTAGCTTTTGTAGAAATTTTAAAAGACTCTGAAATTAATCCAGATAAAAGTCCTTTATTTTTTGATTGGCAAAAGTGGTCAACCTTTGGAACATATATGTCATCAACAAGACAAATTATGCCTGAAGATGAAATAAGTTTATCTGATAAAGGCAAAGAAGAAAAACAGTATAGAGATAATATTGAAAAAGCTTTTAAAGATAGTGTTGCTCACTTCCTAAACAAGTATAATCTATCTGTTGATAAAAGTTGGGAAACCATGGGCCCATCATACTGTAAATACTATTCAGACCTTAAACCACATGATACAGAAGAGCCTTTAGCCATGGTTCCACATACCGACTACCAATGGTATGAGTTTGATTCAGATAGATCTAAGTTTGCAGTAACGTGTGCTATTTATCTTAATGATGATTATGATGGCGGAGAGTTGATATTTACCGTTAAAGGAAAAAAAGAAAAAATAAAATATAAGCCAAAAGCAGGAGACGTTGTTGTTTTCCCGTCAGGGCATCCAGATCTTTTATCTGAAGAAGGATTATATTACCATGCAGTTGGCCATGTTTCTAAAAAAGAAAAATATTTTATTAGGTGTTTTTATTTAATTCCAAACAAGCCATCTGAAAAGTTTTTAGAGTATCAACAAAAATATGGTAAAGAAGAATGGCTAAAAAAATATGACGAAATTATGCAGTATAGAATTAAAACCAAAACAGTAGATGAGTTAAAATAGAATGACAGAAAGATCAGAAGTGGTTAGCCACCTGTCAATAAAAGGTTTTACCCTTAACCCTTTAAAAAGTGAACATCTTGCAAGAAACCTTCTTAATGGATTGGGAACAACCTATGAAAAAAAACATACATGTGACTGGGACCCTAACTTAACACATTCTTATCACTTTGAAGGAATTATTCCAGGATCAATAGTCTGTAATTACATAGAAGATAAAGGTTCTAGGGGAATGATTGGCTTTGCAGCATTGGTAAATGGTTATTATGTTTTAAGAATTTGGGACGAATACAAACCAGCACAAATTGAGTTTAACGTATATGTTAGGGGAGACCTAGACCCTGATATTTGCTTAGATCATTTAAAGGCTCCATATGCCAAAGAAGATGGTGTTGTGGATGGGCTTGGAATGTTTGATTTTTCATATTCTATAGTAAAAGAACCAATTCCATTTAATCAAATAATGAAAACAAACAAAGAGTTAAAGCCATACGCTATTAATGCAGAAGGCTATAAAGTTTTGGACATTATTAGCTGTTATTGCTGTCCCATGCAAGCAAAATATTGGGGTATTCTGCCACCAGCACCATCCAAAGATTATAGAGATAGCATAGAAGATTCTTGGATACGAGAAAATTATGAAAATGGATTTTACAAAAATAGCTTTATGAGTGTTCCAATATGTGAAAATCATAGAAACGATACAAGGAGCGAATAAAAATGAAAAGCAAAAATGATATAGAGGTAAAAAATTTTAAGCATGATGTTTTCTATGTTGAAAATTTTCTTACAAATGAAGAGTGTGATGGACTAGCCCAATACTTTGACAATGAAGGTCAGGCCTGGGATTTTATAGCTTTTTATGGTGCATCTGGAAAAGGTCTACAAGACACAAGCCCAACCCTTTTGAATTATGGATTACCAGAAACTTTTATTAAAGATTTAAGAGTAGAAATGCTAGATCATGTTGAAGTCGTATTTGAAAGAAAGCTAAGAGCAAACACATCACACGCTCAAAAGTGGGGTATCGGTGGATTTGCCAACCCACACTCAGATAATTCAGATTTTGATGGAACCCCAAATGCTTTTGAAATTAATAAATATGTAACCCTACTGTATCTTAATGAAGATTTTGGTGGTGGAGAATTATTTTTTCCAGACCATAAATTAGAAATAAAGCCTAAGAAAGGTATGTTAATTTCATTTCCTGGCGGTCATGAGAATATTCATGGAGTAAAAGAAGTAACAAGTGGAGAAAGACATACAATGATGGCTTTTTGGGATTATGCTGAAGCAGAATACTCACAAGAGACAAAAGATAAATGGGAAGAAGAAATAAAGGGTATTAGAAAAGTTCAAGAAAAACAAAAAGAGGAGTGGTCAAAATAAATATGACTAATAGCAAACTTACGGTTTTAGAAAAAAATATTTTTTATTATGAAAAAGCTATGTCTAACCACGAGACATTAATTGAAAGAATTGAAAAACTTGACGAGCTAACTGACCCTGAAAAAGAAAATGAATACTTAATCACAAGGTGGAAAACTTGGGGACCTGACGAAAATAATACTTTTGGAATGCAAAAACGTGTAGTAGATTCTTTAAGAGCAGATTCAGATTCCCCACTATACCTAGATCTGGTTCAAATAGTTTTAGACGTTGAAACTGCAATTAAGGCCTGCTCTTACGATTATGCAAAAAAGAATAATTTAGAAATTGGCTTTTTATCTCCATTATCTATATCAAAATATGATAAAGGAGCTAATATGGGAAAACATGTTGATTCATATGATGAAAATGGATTAGAAACAATTTCTGTTGTTGGATATATTAATGATGACTATGAAGGTGGAGAAATAGAATTTCCAGAACAAAACATAATAGTTAAACCTACAGCTGGATCAATAATTATTTTTCCATCACAAAAGCCATATTTTCATTCTTCTAATACTATAAAAAATGGAAATAAATACATATCTCCTGGATTTTGGAAAAAACAAAAAGCCTAAATTACTTTTAGTAAATAGTTCCTGGAAGTTCCATTTTTAGTATATTTTCATTAGGCTTTAATGGAGTTAGCCAGCTCATTAAATTTTTTACATCTTCATAATATTCTGGGGTTTTGTAGTTACTAAAAGTTCCTGGATTTTTGTCTGCAGGAAGAGAAAATGTAGAAAACGCATATCTGTTACCAGATAATACTTTCTTTACACCATGAAGACAATCATCAAGCGCACCATGAATTACAAGATCACCAGGCTCTACTGCAATTTCTATTCCTTGTTTAGGATAATATACTTCTCCACCAGTAAAATCTCCAAAATAAACAATGGCTCCCCAACTCAATAAGCAACATGTTGCCCAAAGGTCTGGGACGGTCAATGATTCATGATTTCCTTCTCCAGGACTATCACAATGTGGAAGCATTTCTTTATCTTCTTTAAAATGTAAAAGACTTAGTATTGGGTGTATGACATACTCGGGATAAAGCAGCTCTGAAATGCTTTCCCATACTTCATGTAGCTCAAAAGTAGCTGGTGTTAGTCCAAATTGAATTTCGTCAAAATAGTGACTAACAGATACCTTTTTAAATATATACTCATTGATTTCATTTACCTTTTCTCTAGGAATGAAATTTTTATATAAAAATATTTTTTCATCTAGCTTTGTTATATTAGGGTTATCTGTAAACATGATTTTATTATATCACAGTTTAAGAAATCTTGAATTCATTTGTTTGTTTTTTGTCCTATACCCCACCCCAAAAACAATACCAGAGACACAAAAATCATAAAGCTCTAACCCTAAAGAAAACCTTTATCTCTTTTAAATAAGCGTGTTTTTATTTTTAAACTTATGATATACTTTAGACTGCTTCGTAAAATAGGAAGCACTGGTTAATTTTTCTATGAAGGGTAAATAATAAATGTCAGAAAGCGTATTTTCATTTCGTCTATCAGAGGATTTTGTAACAAAATACTCACTAACCCCAGCACCTTTTGGTTTTTCAGATGCAGGGTCTAACTCTTTGGGGGAAATTACCTTCATTAGGACGTATTCTAGAATGAAAGAAGACGGAACAAAAGAACGCTGGCACGAAGTTTGTCGTCGTGTAATTGAAGGCATGTATTCGGTTCAAAAAAATCATGCTAAAGATAATCGTTTACCATGGAACGACAATAAGGCACAAAAGTCTGCCCAGGAAGCTTTTCAGAGAATGTTTGAACTAAAGTGGACACCACCAGGACGTGGACTATGGGCATTTGGAACTCCTATGACTATGGAAAAGCGTAACTCTGCATCCCTTCAAAATTGTGCAATGGTATCTACTCGTGATATTGATCGCAATGACCCAGGCGCCCTTTTTGCTTGGGTAATGGATGCTTTAATGTTAGGTATAGGTGTAGGATTCGATACTATTGGTCAAGATAAAAATATGCCAATTTATGAACCAACAGAACCAGAAAATATTTGGGAAATACCAGATACTCGTGAAGGATGGGTAGATTCAGTTAGAATGCTATTAAACTCATATCTTCGTCCAAACCAATCTATTCAAAAGTTTAACTATGACCTTATCCGTCCACTAGGAGCACCAATTAAAGGCTTTGGTGGCGTTGCTAGCGGTCCAGCACCACTTATTGCGCTACATGACAGGATAAATCATGTTATTGGCTCTAGAGCTGGAGAGACGCTTGATTCTAGGGCTATTGTTGATATAGTTAATCTTATTGGAACCTGTGTTGTTTCAGGAAATGTTCGTAGGTCTGCTACTCTTGCCCTTGGAGCCTCGGGAGATGAAACATTTATTAATCTTAAAAATCCAGAAGCATTTCCAGAAAGAAATTCTTATGATTCAGAAAAACCAGGATGGGCTTGGATGAGTAACAACTCTATTGCTGCTGAGGTTGGAACAAAGTATGAAGATTATGTAGATTTAATTTCAGATAATGGTGAGCCAGGTTTTATTTGGCTTGATGTAGCTAGAAATTTTGGTCGTCTTGCAGATCCTGCAGATGGAAAAGATTCTAGAGTTATGGGGTTTAATCCTTGTGCAGAGCAACCGCTAGAGTCATATGAATTATGCACACTTGTAGAAGTGCATTTAAATCGCCATGAATCTAAAGAAGACTTTCTTAAGACATTAAAGTTTGCCTACCTATACGGTAAGACTGTAACTCTTCTTCCAACACATTGGCAACAAACAAACGGTATTATGCAACGTAACCGCAGAATTGGAACATCTCTTACTGGCATTGCATCATTTGCAGATGAGAATGGACTTCCAGCTGTTCGTGAATGGATGGATGAGGGATATCAAAAGATTCGTCACTATGACCATGAGTATTCTGAGTGGTTATGTGTTCGTGAATCAATTCGTGTAACAACAGTTAAGCCATCAGGCTCTGTATCACTTCTTTCTGGTGCTACTCCTGGAGTTCACTGGGGCCCTGGTGGTGAGTTTTACCTTCGTGCTATTCGTTTTGGTAATACAGATCCTATGCTACATTTATTTAAAGCAGCGGGATATAAAATTGAAGATGATCTAGTCTCAGCAAATACTTCAGTAGTATATTTTCCAATAGCATCAGGACACAAGCGTTCTGAAAAAGAAGTTAGCTTATTTGAAAAAATTGGTTTAGCAGCAACTGCTCAAAAATACTGGTCAGATAATGGTGTTTCTGTAACACTTTCATTTGATAAACAAGAAGAAACAAAGTTTATTGCTCCAGCCCTCAATATGTATGAAGGACAGCTAAAGGCAGTCTCATTCCTTCCCATGGGAAATAAGACTTATCCTCAACAACCTTATACCGAAATTACTCGTGAAGAATATAATTCTCATGTGGGTAAAATTGGTAAAATTGATTGGTCTGCTATTTATGATGGAGTAGAAAATCTTGAGGCTGAGGGAGAATCTTATTGCTCTACAGATGCCTGCGAGATTAAATTATATTAATCCCCATCCTGCTATAATAGGGTTATCATGTCTAACCCATCAAATCTTTATGCAGAAAAAATATACGCAGAGCATCCCCTGGTGCTTTGGGCATTAGACGACCAATCCGACTATGTTAGTCTTATTTCAGAAAGCCAGCGAGATATAGAAAGTCAATGGTTTACTACTGGCGGAACAGCAACAGAATCAACCATAGGCTCAGAGCCATTTTTAGATAGCACAACAACGTTATTAGAAGGAAATGTTCCAGTTGGATCTGAAGGTGAAATAGTTTGCATTAGTCCAGATCTTGTTAATTTTTTAGATTTAAACTCAGAATTTGGAACATTTTCTGTTGGTTTATATTTATATTCAAACAGTGCATATACTAAATCAATATCAGTTGGGTATGAGTATACAGACACCACTACGTCACTAATTATTCAAAAATTAGAAACTTTTGAAACAACCTTATTTCAAAGCTGGGGTTTTGTTTCAAAATCTTTTGAAATTCCAAACGAATATACAAATTTACGAATAGTGGTTAAAGTAGGATATTTATCTGGCGGTTCTAATGCAACAGATTATCAGTTTTATTTAAATGGTATTACTCTGGGCCAATGGTCAGAAGAGTTTAATACAACATCGCTTGGTGTAACCCCACAGGTATTTCCATCTGAAATAGCTATAAATACAACAGACAAAGTTGTTCCGGCAGCAGCTTATGGACTTTCTTCAAACCAGGGATATTACATAGTAAATAATAATGCCTTGCTTGCAAGAAATACTAGCATTCCTTTAGTTTATGGTGCATCTGGAGTTACAAAGTTAATACCAAACACATCACAAAATCCTTCTTTGATAATTCCTGGCAAAGGATTTTTAAATGAAGTTGGAAGGTATAAAGAGTATACAGTAGAATTTTGGGCAAGAATAAATTCAAACACCGCAGAGCCTAAAAGAATATTTGGACCAATTGCTGGAGCTAATGGCTTATATGTGGAATCTGGTTTTCTAACTTTAGTTATTGGAAATAGCTTTGCTTCACATTTTGTTGGTGAATGGGTAAGGCCAATGCTTATTCAAATTAGAGTAATTAGTAATTCTGCAACGATGATATTAAATGGTGAAGAAGTTGTATCTATTACAATTGATACAGATGGTATGGATTTGCCTTCAGAATTTATTAATGGAGATTCACAAGACTGGCTTGGTTTCTATGCTTATGAAGATGTGTCTCCAGTAGAGATAGACTGTGTTGCAATATATTCATATCAAGTTCCAACTATTGTTGCTAAAAGGAGGTGGGTTTACGGACAAGGGGTTCTTTCTCCCGAAGGTATTAACTCAGCATACGGAGGATCTTCTGCCTTTATAGATTATCCGTTTGCAGACTATACATCAAATTACAACTATCCATCTTTTGCACAATGGCAACAGGGATCTTTTGATAATCTCGTTACAACTTCAACATCGCTAACAACACCAGAATATTCATTGCCTGAAATTTCTTTAGGATCAAAAACATTAAATAGTTTTTATTTAGATAATCAAGAAATTCAAGATGTTTCTTCGGGTCTTACAGTTCCATATAAATTTGTCACGTTTAGACCAAATGAAACCTGGTCTGGACTGGGAACTTATTTTAATTTTCCAAGCTTAAACATTTTAAATAATAGGGTTAAATCTATATATGGGGTATTTAGTAGTAGCGTTTTGTTAATTGATGGAGGACTATATAACTCTGCTCAAACGTCATTGGCTGACGCAGAATATTACAATACCTTAACTTGGTCAGAAGTATATGATGGCGGTAGTGCACTTGCAGATGGATTTGCTCAAACATTAATAAAAATATACAATCCTTCTACTAATGACTTTTTTGTTATAAAATTTAATGGAAACATAATTCAATATATCCTAAACTATAATGGAATAGAAGAAACTTTATACACAACAGAAACAGTTGAGTCTGATCAACTTTTTGCAGTTGGCATTAATATAGATGATTTGACAAATCATTTTGGAGGAAATGTTTCAGCTTTTTTTGGTAATATAAACGGCTTAAAAATTTATGTTGCAGGGGACGAAGAGTTAGAAAATTCATTTTCTGGCAAAATATACTCTTTAGGATTTGCAACAGACCTTAACCATAAATCAATATCAAATTATTTTAATGAACTTGGAATTGTTAAATTTGATGATTTGTCAGAAAGCGGGGCAATAGAAGAAACAAACGCCATTGCTCTTATAGACCACACAGCAAGCTATACGCTTCTACCAGTTGAGGCATATGATAAATTCTTTTTAGATATTGGTGTTTCTGGATACTGGCAAGACTATTTGCCACTATCATATTTTGCACAATTTGTAGCCAATGATGTTGGAAATGAGTTCTATGATCTAGACTTTTTACAATTTAATATTGGATATCCATCACCAGATAAGGTTTTAGAGGTTGAGTCTATTGCAGAAAGCTGGACATATTCTGATTTAAAGAATGAATACAAAAACCCAGTTCAAAGAACATATGAGCAGCTAGGAAACATTCTTTACACTGGTTGGTCAGATTATCAAGATATGTTAGAAAAATCTGAAAAGTTTTATCAGTATGACACAACCAATGCCTCAATTAGAAGTTATTTAACATTTCAATATATTGATGCGGGAGCAAATGCATTACAAGATTCTTTTACTATAAATGAAACACCAAAAAGCAACAAAATAATAGACATGGATGACCATCCAGCATGGGCAAATACTAGATTTGAAATTATCGACAACACACTAATATATCCTACAAAATCTGTTGACTTTAATGACTTGGCTGTTGTATTTAATTTGGAATTTAATTTAAGGAACACATTGACAAAGCCAATAAAGCTTAATAAATTAGAGTTTGCATCTCAAGCATTAAGCGAAAATTCTTTTAATTCAATTGGAACTCGTTTTGGACTTAACCTATTTCCATATAAAAGATCTGGAATATATTTTGACTATAAATCTAAAAATCCATTTAGCATATATAAGGGAAGCACTCCCTATTTGTATTTAGATAGAAAAACTGGAATACAGGTTCGTGGTGAATTTGATAAACAAATAAATCGTGGAATTGCTGTTCCTATAAATCAAGAATTATCTTCAAGCTATCGTGTTAGTGCTACACAGCTTTGGATGAGGTATGATGAAGAAAATTTCCCACTAGTTCCTACCGAAATATTTGAAATTAATTATAAAAACGATACTATTAAATTTTACATGGTTGCGGATAGTCAAAAAGGAAACAGGGCAAGAGTTTATGCAAAAAGTCAAAGCACTGGGCTAGATGTAGATGGATTATCGTATTTTTGGAACGGTCTGTTGGTTAAAGAGCCAGTTATAACAATAAAAGAATGGGGAGTTCTTGGAATAGCATTTTCAAATGCATTAAATTTTGACTTGTATCTTGGAGGAATTAACCTAACTGGCCCAATGCTATTTAATAATGTTGGATATTATCAAGCTAACAACCTACAACAGGTCCAGAGCGCATTAACTAGGCCTTGGCTAAAAGTTAAAAATGATGGCATATCCAACCTTAATTGGCAATACTGGATAAATAATTTCACTTGGCAGGGCGTTTTAGTTATTGGAACGTCTAACCTATATGGAGTAAGCCCAGACTCAGTTTATAAGACTTACCTTGGAACTAATAAAATTATTATTGATGATTCAGAAGGAATGATTTTTGATGCAGATAGGGTAAAAATATATGCAGATACAATTTGGCAGACATCTGTCAGTGTCCCTGTCTAATATGCTATACTTGTGGTTATGGATAATGAAATTCTTAAAAAAGTTGGCAATGTCCGACGCAAAGTAATTGAAAAAGACTACAATTGGGGTCTTTATGTGTATAAAAAGTCTGATGGAAATTGGTTTACTGATGGAAGTGGTAGTGTTTTAAACATTCCATCAGAGCGTGGAGATATATCAAAAATTTCAGAGCTAAAAAAGGTAGCCCTTCACTACGGAGATGATGGTGAAGGAAAATGTGTTTTTGTTCCAGGACTCACCAGAATTAGCGAAGAAGAGTATTCAGAACAACTAGATAGAATGAAAAGTGGCTTAATCCCATCTATGAATGATCATGGAGCTTGGGTAGCAGCACGACAAACCTATGATAAGTATGGTAGCGATGAGTAACGAATATGTAAGTGTTGGACTAAACACTCAAGAAAAAGATGAAAATATTTTTGCTTCTCAAGATCCTTTTAATAAGTCTTGGGAAAACTTAAAAGACTATTCTGGACTTGATCAAAATTTTCGTAGAAAAACTGCACGGAATGTAACAAAAGCAATTAACGCTGCAACTAATGCATACTTAGATTCAGCCAATGCAACACCTTCGGGCGTAGATGCTTCATCAAAAGCCATTAACCCTGGAACTGTATATCGTAATGGATATGGGTTGTTTGATGTAATTACTCCACCATACAATATGTATGAGTTAGCTAACTTTTATGATACCTCTTTTGCTAATCATGCTGCTATTGATGCAAAGGTAGAAAATGTAGTTGGTCTTGGATACTCATTTGAAGTTGCAGATAAAACAATGCTTAGGTTTGAAATGAATGATGATCAAGCAGCAGTTGACCGAGCTCGTCGTAGAATCGAAAGAATGAAACTTGAACTTAAGGATTGGGTTGAAAACCTTAATGATGATGACTCATTTACAAAAACAATGGAAAAGTTTTACACAGATGTTCAAGCTACAGGAAATGGATTTTTAGAAATAGGAAGAACGGTAACTGGAGAAATAGGATACCTTGGCCACATTCCAGCAACCACGGTCCGTGTGCGTCGCCTTCACGATGGATTCGTTCAAATTATTGGAAACTCTGTAGTTTATTTTAGAAATTTTGGGGCTAAAAATAAAAACCCAATGACAGCTGATGCACGTCCAAACGAAATTATTCACTATAAAGAATATTCTCCACTAAACACGTATTATGGAATTCCAGATATTATTGCTGCCTTGCCATCTCTTATTGGAGATCAACTTGCATCACAATATAACATTGACTATTTTGAAAATAAAGCTGTCCCAAGATATGTTGTAACCCTAAAGGGTGCTAAATTGTCTTCTGATGGAGAAGACAAGATGTTTAGATTCCTACAAACTGGTTTAAAGTCTCAGTCACATAGAACTCTATACATCCCTCTTCCTGGGGATACAGATCAAAATAAAGTTGAGTTTAAAATGGAAGCTGTTGAAAATGGCATTCAAGATGGATCTTTTAAAGAATATCGTAAACAAAATCGTGACGATATTTTTATTGCCCATCAAATGCCTATGTCTAAAATTGGTGGATCTGAAAGCTCTGGTGTTGCAGCAGCTATTTCACAAGATAGAACATTTAAAGAGCAGGTTTGTCGTCCAGCTCAAAACCATATTGCTAAGGTAGTGAATAAAATTATTAAAGAAAAAACAGACATTCTTGAACTTAAGTTTAACGAATTTACTCTTACTGATGAAATTGCCCAATCTCAAATTCTTGAGCGTTATGTAAAAACTCAAGTTATGACTCCAAATGAGGCTCGAATAAAGCTTGATCTTCCACAAAGAGCAGATGGAGATGAGCCTTTTGTAATGTCATCACGTCAGGCAACTGATGCAGCAGCAAATTTTGCGGGAAACAGACAACGCAATTCTGAAAGAACAAATAATAATTCAGACTCTCCTACAACTGTTTCTGGACGAAATGCCCAAGGTGAGGGGAGATCATCTCAATAATTGAGATAATGTTTAAAATGTTTGGTATAATAGAAAAGCTATGATTATAAATAAAGCCCATTGGGTAACCGAAGGCGATAACGTTCGCATATCTATGCCTATTGGAAAGGTTGATATTGAGCGCCGTATGGTGTCAGGTTTTGCTACTCTTGACAATATTGATAAGCAAGGAGATATTGTAACTACAGAGTCTAGCGTAAATGCATTTAAAAATTTCCGTGGAAACCTAAGAGAAATGCATCAGCCATCAGCAGTTGGAAAAATAGTTTCATTTAAAGAAGATAGATATTTTGATCCAAATGATAAAAAGTTTTATAGTGGAGTTTATGTATCTGCATACGTTTCAAAAGGTGCTCAAAATGCCTGGGAAAAGGTATTGGATGGAACATACACAGGGTTTTCAATTGGGGGAAACATTAAAACTTGGGATGACGCATTTGATAAAGAAATGGATAAAACCATTCGTGTTATTAAAGAGTATGATTTGTTTGAACTATCTCTTGTAGATTCTCCAGCAAATCAATTTGCCAACATTGTTTCTATAGAAAAGAAAGATGGCCACAATGTAATTGAGGGAATGCTTTCAAAGATTGAAACAGAAAATATTTTTTATGATGCAGAAACAGGATTGGTAATGATTTCAGATTCCGAAACAGCAATGCATCCAATAACACAAAAGCAAATGCAAAATATAGGGTTTGTTGAAAAAAATGATAATGAAAAAGTAAACATGATAAAGTTCTTAGTTGATAGTGCCAAAGGCATTAGCACAATTAAGATTACAAAGGAGGTTAGTCCTATGACAGAAGCAGCGCAAGATATCCAAAAAGATAATCACGTTGAAAATGTTGAGGTCGCTCCAGAGGCACAACCAGTAGAAGTTATTAAAACTTCTGCAGTCGTTGATGAGGCATTAGTAGCAAAAGCTACAGATGCAGAAAATTCAGTCGATGGTAGTGCAAATTCTTCTATTGAAAAATCAGAAGAGGGAGAAAAGGTTGCAGATGTAAATGATGTAACCAAGTCTGATGATGTAATTGTTGAGGCAGTTGCTGACATTAAGAATTCTCTTACAAATGCCTTTGGCGATCTTGCAGCAACAGTAAAGTCACTACATGACCAAATTGCTGCACTAAGTAAATCTATTGACACTGTATCTAGTGAGGTTAAGGCCGTATCTGGAGAAGTTAACGATGTTAAGGGTGTCTTTAATGAGTTTGGTAAGCGAGTAGATGCCGTAGAGCAAGATACAGCTTTCCGCAAGTCTGGCGATCTAGGCGAGATCGTGCAGTTTGAACCTGTAAAGGTTCAGAAATCCCTATGGGGCGGTCGTTTCCTCAAATCAACCGACCTATTTAACTAAGATATACAATCACTAGGAGGTGAACAATATGTCGGAACAAAATAACAATCTAGAAAAAAATTACCCTGGATCAGGCGGAGCAGGCAATGAGATTAACTCTCAAGGCGGTTTCGTATCTGGTGGTGTTGGTAGTGCAACTGGTTTGGACTCTGCAGCACAGTCTGTAGGATCACAACTCGGTAACACAGCAACTGCAGCATTCGGATCAACATCTGGAGCAAATGCAGTAAACCCAACAGGCGTGGCTGGTGGTATTCTAGCACCAGAGCAGGCTCGTCGCTTCATCGACTATGTGTGGGATGCAACAGTTCTCGCCAAAGATGGACGTAGAGTTACAATGAGAGCAAACACAATGGAGATCGAAAAGGTCAACGTTGGAGAGCGTGTAATCCGTGCAGCTGCACAAGGCGCACCAGATTATACAAACATTGGCGCAACATTCTCAAAGGTTGAACTAACTACCAAAAAGATTCGTCTTGACTGGGAAGTATCAACTGAAGCACTTGAAGACAATATTGAAGGCGGAGCACTTGAAGATCATCTAGTTCGCTTGATGACAAATGCATTTGCTAACGATATTGAAGATCTTGCTATCAATGGTCTAGGATCAGGCGGAGATGCCTTCCTTTCCATTATGCCTGGATTCGTAAAGCAAACTCGTGGAACAGTCGGTAACGACGCACACGAATATGCTGCAACAATTTCAGACAACAACTACACAACATCAGTAATGCAAGGCTTGCTTTTAGCAATGCCACGCAAGTATCGTGCACTTAAGTCAAACCTTAAGTTTTATGCAGGAACTGATGCATTCGCTGGTATTGTCCGTAACAACGGAACACTAGCTGACGCAGTTGCAGAAGCATTTGCTAACCGTCCAGGAAGCACTGAAGCAAATCGTCAAGCATTCCTTGATGGTGGTGCACAGACTACTGGCAACTCACGCACAACCCGTGTGCTTGGTGTAGATGTTCTTGAGGTTCCTTATTACCCTGCAGGATATGTCGACTTGACATTCCCTCAGAACCGTGTATGGGGCTTCCAACGTGATATCACAGTAAATCGTGAATATCGTGCAAAGAAGGACACAATCGAATACACAGTATTCGTTCGCTTTGGTATTCAATGGGAAGAGCTAGATGCAGTCGCTTATGTCGACTCAGATAGTGCTGATTCCTAAGATTTAACCAATAAATAATAGGGCGGGTAGCGTAAAAACTACCCGCTTTATTCTTTTCTGGTATAATTACAAATAAGCATTGGAGAATTATGAATCTAACAATAGAAGAGTTATCAACAAAAACTGTAATGTCTTTAAAATCTTATGCTAAAAAAAATAATATAGAATTATTTGAAGCAAATACTAAACTTGAAATTTTAGAAATCTTGGCTAGTTGGATTCCACCAGAGCCAAAAGAAGAAGTAGAAAAAGTAGAAAAAGTAAAAACTTTGGTTAATAAGGTAGCCCTGTATTCAGAAAGAAACCTACATATGGACAATCTAGGGGCTTTAAAAGTAGGTTACAACATAGTTTCAAAGGAGGCATCTGAAAAGTGGTTAACACACAGGTTGGTTAGAATTGCACCACCTGAAGAGTTATCCTCATACTACGGTAAATAATTATGTCAACAATTCTTCGTATTCCCCCATACCCATTATCCGTTACATATACCGTTCCAGATGCAAACACAGACTACATTATTGTTATTGAAGATGTTGCAGAACAGACTGAAACAGAAGAGTCTATTATTTCAACGGGAAACTCAGAAATTGTTTATTCGCTAACTGGAGATTTTGTTAAATATGATAAATCCTATGCTTTAAGCATTTACGAAGATGCTGGATCATCTGGAGCAGACCTTGTGCGTGGAGATGTTGTAGTTGAGGATAATCTAGAAATTGTTAGACCATACGTAAATCCAGCAACACTTGCTACTTCTGGAACAGCTACAGATATTACTGCTTACACAGAATATGAAAATTTAGCAAGAATGATAATTGATTCTATTACTGGTGGATTTTATTATAATAGAACATACTTAGAAGTTGTTGGACAAGGAACTGACTACATACCGCTTTGGAAAAGAACACATAAAATTTTAAAAGCATATGAAAATGCAGAGCTGGTTTATGACCTTAGTGACACCGTAAATGGTCCAGCATTAAAAGAATATAACTACCTTATTACTAAAGATAAAAGTGCAATTACAAAAGATCCAATAGCATTTGTTGATTCCTTAAGTCGTGCAGAAAGAAAATATCCAAGCATACCCGTAGCCCCTTCAGACTCTATTAGTTTATTTGATACCGAAGATAGTGGAAATGTTCAAACTATTTTTCCATCAGCAGCATTTTCAGAAGGACTTGATTGTATCTTTTTGCTGGAAACTGGCTATAAGGTAGTTCCAATAGATATTGTAGATGCAACAAAATTGTTAATTGAAGATATTAAATGCGGTAGATTAGACTATTATAAGCGTTATGTTAAAAATTATTCAACAGATCAATTCAAAATTGAGTATGATAAAAGAATGATTGAAGGAACTGGAAATCTTTTGGTAGATAAAATATTAAATAAATATGTAGAAACGATTATCCGTCCAGGAGTATTATAGTGGATTCTTGTCTACAAACAGACTTTATGTATCCAATGAAGGCTGATATATATTATCCAATTATTAATCAAACACAATATGGACAAGCAACTAAAACTTGGGTTTTTGATAGAACAATAATTTGTAATGCTACAAGCGTTGGCGGTGCAGGAACTGAAGATATTAAACCAGAAACATTTCTTCAATATGAAAATAAACTTATTGCTAGGACTAAGTCTGATCCAAGAATATCCTCTAATAATTCTGAAAATGCCATAACCAATATTTTAGTAACTAATATTCGTAATGCTCACGACGAGATGATTTACAAAGAAACAGCAGGACCTAGATCTGGAAAAGGAACAATATATGAAATGGCAACGGTAGAGCCATTTACTGGACCTTTTGGATCAGTAGAATATTTTAAGATGCTCTGGCGTAGAACAGAGAATCAAACAGTGAGTGACTAATGATAACAAGAACTAATACAAAACAATTTGAAAAACAGATAAATAATATTGTTAACTATTCTTTTGGGTTTTTAGATGGAGTGCAAAAAGGAAAAACTCTATTTTTAAAAAATCTTGGTCAGGGAGTTATTCAGGCAATGGGGGCTTACATAGATGTTTCTGCAAGAGGAAATCCACAAGCATTACATCACGTTTATGAATGGTATCAAACTGGAAGTCCTCAAGCAAGACTTTTTGATTTAGATTATACAGTTAGCAATTTAGGATTAAGCATTAAGTCCACATTTAGACAATCTAAAAGTCTTCAGGAAGACTCTAATACACCATTTTATAATAAAGCAAAAATTATGGAAGAAGGAATTCCAGTAACTATAACACCTAAAAAATCATCAGTGTTGGTATTTACTGAAGGTGGAAAAACCGTATTTACAAAAAGATCGGTGACTGTTAGAAATCCTGGAGGAGAATATGTTCAAGGATCTTTTGAAAACATTATGGATGAATTTATGCTAAGATATTTTAAACAATCATTTCTTAGGGCTAGTGGCATTTATGACTATATTAGTAGACCCACAGTATTTAAGAAAAATGTTAAAGCAGGTTCCAGATTAGGAAGATCTAAGGGAATTGATACTGGGTATAAATGGATTATTAATGCAAAGATTGGTGTAGAATAGTCCTATGGCTTCTAATGTTAATTTAAATACTGGCTTTCCCCCAACTTTTCTTAATGCTTTTGTAAATAGTGAGCTTCAAGAGTTTGGATTGGTTCCGGATGGGCCTAACCCATTCCAACCATTTTTCCCTGCACAAAGTCCAATAAATATAGAAGACATTTATAACGATAGTGTATATATTAGAAATAACCCTAACGCCACTGTAATTATGTTTGATAGATTAATTAGATTTAGACCAAACGCTTTCTATAGGCACAAGCGTGAGCAACTAGTATATTTTATATATGCCCCAGATCTTAGTAACCTTTTTGATGTAACTCGTGTAATTATTGAGTGCCTCGATAGAGAAGACTCTTCAGCCCAAGATATGAATTCCTGGATTGCATCAAATGATATTTTAGATGAATCTGGCAATGTTATTACCCCCAACGTATATTTTCACAATACCAAGGTTTACCAAGCAGATGAGTCAAGAGATATAGCAGAATTGGCCTCAGCTAGGACACTATTCCTTAATAAGCTAGTTATTGAGTATGACTACCACACTACAGATGCGGTCAGCGCTAGATATACATAAAATGGTGTTATAATTAGTTTGAGGAAACAAGCGCCAAAACTTAATATCTATTTTTACAGAAAGAGGTGAATAAATGGCATATAGTCGTGGAACATCATCCAACATTATCGTTGGTGCAGCAGCACTTTTTGTTGCAGATACAACCCTAACTCCAAATACATTGGAGTCTTTTAGCACTGAAGTATCATTCAGAGAAACACTCTCAGATGATGCAACATATACTAACGTAGGTTACACCATGAACGGTCTAGAAATGCAGTTCCAACCAGACTTCGGTGAAGTTCAGGTTGACCAAATTCTTGACGTTGCTAAGCTTTATAAGCAAGGTATGCAAGTTAATCTTGCAACTGCCTTTGCTGAAGCTACCCTTGAGAACCTTCTCTTGGCTCTAGCATTTAGCGATACTGAAATGACTGGATCCGTCAACACTCACACAGGCAAGTCTTTGAACTTATCTGCAGGAGATATCGGTGAATGTCCAGTAGAGCGTGGAATTGTTGCAGTAGGACCTGGAACAGGTGATTGCGTAGATTCTCCATTTGTGGAGCGTGTCTACACAGCATACCGTGCTTTGTCAATTGAAAACGTAACAGTTTCAGCAAAGCGTGATGAGGCTTCAATGTTTGAAGTATCATTCCGTTTGCTACCAGAGGATACTTCAGGATCATACGGTAAGATCGTTGACCGCACATTCGGAGACCTTCTATCATAATAGTTTAACTATACTTCACAGCCCATGTCTTCGGATGTGGGCTTTGTTGTTTTATGGTAGAATTGAATTTCTATGGCAACTACAATATATAAAAGTGAAATAATTCAATTATTAGATGGAACTAGTGTAGAAATTGTGCCATTAAAAATTAAATATCTTCGTGAATTTATGAAAGCATTTGAAAATGTAAAAATAACTAAAAATGATGATGAAGCAATTGCAGCATTAGTAGAATGCGTAAGGGTTTGTATGAAACAATACTATCCATCAATATCGGGCAGCGTTGAGGATATTGAAGAAAATATTGATATGCCAACAGTCTATTCAGTTTTAGATATTTCCGCTGGCATAAGAATTAATAAAAAATCTGAAGAGCCAGTAAAAACCCAAGCAGTAGAAAGTGGTTCTACCTGGGAAGATCTTGATCTTGCTAAGTTAGAGTCAGAGGTATTTTTGCTGGGTATATGGAAAGACTACCAAGAGTTAGAGTTATCACTATCTATGCCAGAGCTAATGGCAACACTAGAAGTTAGTAGAGAATTAGATTATGCTGAAAAAAAGTTTATGGCTGCTATTCAGGGTGTTGACCTAGATAAACAGTCGGGGAAAAGCAAGGGACAACAAGAATGGGAAGATATGAAAGCTAGAGTATTTAGTAAAGGGCAAACTAGTGATTCAAATGATATATTATCTTTACAAGGACCAAAAGCTCAAAAGCTTGGGTTTGGTATAGGTATGGGATTAGATTACGAAAATCTAACACAGTAAGCGCTTTATGCTATAATTAACATAGCCTATATAGG